CGCCAATGGCAAACCGCCCCCGTGTCTCAGCGTTCTTTGTGATGTGATCAATAAGCACAACGGCAGCGCCACTGGCGGTTGCAACTGTTCTTGGGAATATCCGCATCCACCTTGTAATGGCATCATTGTCTTTGGTTTCGCCACCCCACATCGTCAGGGATTCGGTCACGCCGTCAATGATGATCAACTCAGCGCTACCTGATTCCAAAATGGCCTGCCAATAAGGGTCATCGGCATCACGCGGGCCATCGGGTCGGATGTAGGTAAAATACTGCAACAGGTTGGCACGCGATACGCCAAGTGACTTCATACGCCCTACCACATCTGAAGCATCTGATTCAAAGTCTATGTAGATTACCTTTTTGTCAGATTTGAGACATTCGGCAGATGCAATTTGTGCTACCCAAGATTTGCCTGATTCGGATTCGCCATAAATTGAATGAACCCTGCCCGTATAGATCAGCCCGTTGCCATCTGTTCTTTTGAGCATTGTGGCAATCGGGGCGGCAAATAGGCCATCATAGTAATCTTTGAGCGCGATTGGCTTCCAACTTGATTCTTCATCGCTTGGTTCGGCCTGTGATGGCTTGGTTGGGGCATCTAATGCCGATGTTGGCATCAGTTGATTGCTTAAATCAAAAGAATTTAACCCTTGCGCCCCGTAACCCTGATTGCGTAGATCGTTGGCAGCAGCCTTGAAATCGCCGTGGTGCTTGATTGTGGCATAAAAGGCAAACTTAGAATAAGAAGTTTCAGCTTCAAATTGGGTTGAAGTGGAGAAAACATAAAACTTGTCATTGCCATTGAAGTTTGTGGTGGCAGATATGCCTTCATTCTTGCCCGGTCTGCGCCAAACGGTTGCTTCACCCTTGCGATAAACAACAGTCCATCCCAAGGGTTGCAATAGTTCTTCCCACGTTGTGCGGGCGTTGTAGTCATCTCCCGGTGTCAGTACCCCATCGTGCTTGGCAACTACCTCTTGTTGAATACTCTCAGCCTTTGGCATCTCATCAAACATTGCAAAGATATTGTGCAAGGCTGCGCGTTCACTCATTGAAATCTGCGGAATTGTCTCAATTGAACCGCCAATGAGTACCCAAGAACCGCCTGAAGGATGCGTTGAACCACCTGAAGGTGCGGTGATAGTAAAACCGCCTTCAGATCGAGTTTCTGCCCATACATCCACGCCACCGTTTTCACCTGGCTTGCGTGCCAACTTAGTATTGCCACCGATTGTTTCATTGACACGGTACAACCAATGAAGGCCGCCTGAAGGTGTCATTTCTACATAACCACTGTTGAGGCGATTCCAAAGATCACTAAGCCCTGAACTGCTTGCAATCTCAGCAATCTCAAGGTGCATTTTCTGAGCTACTGCCCGCCCCTCAAGTTCCAACATCTCAAGATTGCCACTGACTGCGCCCGTAATGACACCGATACCCTGCACATCATTGTTAAACCAAGCAAGAACTTCATCAGCCGTTGGCAACTGCGCTTGGTATTTTTGCCAGGATAAGGCAGGGCGCTTTGAGCCGTCATCGGCTACAGGTACAACAGAAATGCCTTCATTCAAGAACCTCAGCGCAATTGGCAGTAAGTCATTCATTCTGTTCCCCCTGTATGTATTCGTTCTCCGTCAGAAATTTCATCAAAAACTTTGCCATCGCCCCCGGTGCATCAGGCAGTGCATATTCATAACCTACCCAAAGCCCGTAGGCCAATCCTTCTTGCAGGGATTTGCCTTTCATAGCTCTGATTTGTCTGCAAGTGCAAAATCAATACGGGCTTGGGCAATTGCTACATACTCAGCCGATTGATCAATGCCAATAAAATCAAATCCTTCATAGGCACACGCCTTGCCGGTGGAACCTGAACCCATAAACGGGTCAAGCACAATGCCGTTAGGTGGTGTCACAAGGCGCACAAGATACTGCATCAGTGTTGTTGGTTTCACCGTTGGGTGGTGGTTGGCGCGTGTTGGGTTAACAAATGTGCGATCAGGGCAGTTACAACCATCAATAACGGATGCAGAACAAGTAGCACATTTACGAGCTAGGCCATTACCTTTTGCGCCTATCTCTTTACCGTTAAACCCATCAAGCCCCTCATTGCGATCTTTCTTGCTTGCCTTGGCGCAGTAAAAGAATCGGGCGGCGCTGCCACTGTCGCCATACCAAGTACCAATGTGGTCAGGGTCGTGTCCATTTTCGTAAAGCCCATTTTGCCCACCAACTCTGCCAACCCTTGCCGTTCCTTTATTTGTATCAGGAAACAACCCCACAACCTCATCACTGCCATCGTGAATGAAGTTGGCAGGGAATCGGCCAGCATCAATTGCTACTGGCTTTTTATTGCCATTTAATCCATTTCCGTATGCAGTAATTGATTCACTATTTGCAAAAGTTTCTGATGCTTTTGTGCCACCTTCATTGCCAACCCGCGTGCCGTCAATGTTCAATCCGCCTACGCCCCAAGTCAGCACGTTGTTGGCAACGGTGCCTTCTAACGGCTTGCGAGCTAGAACCATTGGTTCGTGTGCGGGCTTGAGTGCGGTGCCCCAGCCATCCCATTGCTGCGCGGCGGCGGTGGCAGGGGCAGTAATGGGTATTTCTATTGCAGAAATGCCTACGCTTGAGGTGGTTGCAGCATAAAGTTTGCCACCTTTTTCATTCCAAGATTGAGCCGCATTGCCACCAAGTTTTTGAGTGCCAACAACCTCACGTTCTGCACCGGCTTCTTTGTCTAACGCCTTTGAAATGTTATGCGACTTAGGAAACCCTGAACCATAAACCCACATAATTTGATCTCGAATCTGAAACCCTGCATCCTCGATGGCAACGGCCATACGGTGATAAGTGCGAGAGCCTGAAAAAGCAATCAAGTGGCCACCTGGCTTAATCACCCGTAACGCCTCTTGCCATACCTCAATGTTGAAGGCAATGCCACTTGCATCCCAACTCTTGCCCATAAAACCAAGCTCATAAGGCGGGTCGGTGACGATTGCATCCACCGAGTTATCAGGCATCGCCTTCATTGCCTCAATGCAGTCTGAGTTAATTAGTTTCATCTGCAACCATCCTTGCAATAATCCACTCAACCACCGGCACTGCTACCGCGTTGCCCATTTGCTTATAGCGGTTTGAATCGGCTTGGCCATCTGTCCAACCATCAGGAAACCCTTGCAGGCGTTCACATTCTGTTGGTGTAAGTCGGCGCACAACTTGATCTTTTGAAACTGCCATTCCTGCACCGCCTGTTCTCAGTGTTGGTGAATTTGTTTCACTTGCCTGTATGTCTAAACCTTGCGTATGGCTAAAAATCATTGGCACATTTCCCCCACCCGTTCCATATCTTGAAATAACTGTTGGCACAATGCCATCTTCATATACACGCACATCATTTACGCGTGTGCCGTCAATAATCAATATCATTCAGACACAATCAAATCTGTTGCATCTTTGTAATCTCTTGCCTTGAGCGCCGATGCGGTTTCGTCTTGTTCATATTGTCCAAAAGATTGCATCCGATATGTCATCGTATCTCTTGCACGCAATGCATTAAGTGTTGGCGCTATTTCTGCATCTGGGAAATCGTAGAGTTCAAAGTTTCCTGCGCGTGCGCCTTCTTGAATGGTAATCAATTGATCAACGCCGTCAGAATTTACGCCTTTGTATCCTCTTGCTTGGAGAGTTGAGACTGTGCGACCTGCTCCAGTGCCATCTGCAACTGTGGTGGCAGTGTCTTTTCTCTTCGATTTGCTCGCCTCAAGATACCCTGCGCGGCTTTGGCCGATAGCGAGTATTTCTTCAGGTGATCTCCCTGAGTCTCCAAGACATCCGACAATGAACACTCTACGCCTTCGTTGGGGTACTCCGAAGTGTTGAGCATCAAGAACCCGCCACGCGATGCGATACCCGCGCTCGACCAACGCTTCAACCACAACGGCCATATCTTTTCCCCCATTTGAGGAAAGTAAACCAGGCACGTTTTCAAGGATAAAGTTTTGCGCTCTTGTTTCGTCAAGCAATCGGCAGATTTGCCAGAATAATCCTGATCTAGCACCACCCAATCCTGCTCTTTTTCCAGCCACTGAAAGGTCTTGGCAGGGAAATCCGCCTGTAATGATGCCGTTGCTTGGTTCAAATCCTGCTGCTCTAAGTTGTTCACCTGTTACCCCCGTTATATCGCCAAAAATAGTTGAATCAGGAAAATGTTGGCGTAACACATCCTGCGCTTTTTTATCTATCTCAACAGATGCCACTACTTTGACACCTTGGCGTTCAAG